TAAACAAGGCATTGGGTATTGTACAAAGATTTAGTCTTGAGGAGATGGTTAGAGTTAATTTAGAAGAAATTCATATGGTAATAAAAGAGCTAACCCAACTAGATGCTGTATATAATGCGCCATTAGAAGATTTTGAAATACTTTTCAAAGGTATGAATGGGTATACGAAAGACATCATGTTAAAAAAGCATGTTGTTACATTTCCATTTCACTTATGGCTTGGTGGGGTTTTAATAGTTTCAATAACATCATTCATAGGGGAAGTGCAACAGCTTGAAAATGATCAATATAAATTCAATGTAAAAGAAAGAAAAGTAGAGCATGAGCTATCTACTGGTAATTATGATGAAAGCTTTAGAAACTACATTGTAAATTTGGTAAGGGATGTTGCTAAAGGTTATTCAGGTTTGGATTATGCAATATTGAACTATTATAAAGATTAATCTCATGGGTTTTAATGGCAGGGCTTTAGAAGCCCTGCTTACGCTTTATTTCATTCCTTCTAAGTCATAGCTTTTGAAATTAATTACACTAATGCCAAGCCAATTATTAATTTCTTTAATTCTCTCCTGTAATGGGGTTAGCTCATTGCGAACAAATACTTGTGAGGCCTTGATTACATCTCCGAAACCTCCTGTATTGTTAGGCATCATTCCCATCATTTGTGGTGGTACCCGATGAGCACTCATCAAATCTTCAGCGCTGGCCTTTTTTATGTTGAAAAAATCATCTTTGGTTGCTACTTCGCTGAGCGGCACAATTTTAATGCCGTCCGGTTTTCCGTTCGGTGCGTAGAAAAACAGATTCTTGAAATTACCAAGCCCTTTCGAGCTGCGCATCGCCTCGCGTAGCGCTTCTACATCTGTGCTGCTTTGCGCCGCGTCGGTCACGTACATGATGTAACCCGCGTGCGCGCCGTTCTGGTAATACTTGCGGCGGAACAGCGTTGCGCTTTCGTTAAGCCAGGCTGAATTCAGGGCGCTAAGGTATTCCGGCATCCCGTAGAGCTCCTGATTGATATCAGGCTCCAGCAGGTGAAAAACTGATCCGGGCATAAACTGATGCGGGTTTGAGAACGTCGGCACATACCAGTATGAGTCTGGCTCTACGCCACGCCTGGTATATTTCGCCGGTGAGGCTTCAAGCTTTAGTACCCGTCCTGTTTCACTAAAGCGCTTTTCAAAAAAGGCGTTGCCAAACACCAGAAAGTCGAGCACAAAGCGGCTGAAATCCTGCTGCGAGAGCATGGGATGCGGAATAAACGTGCTCGCCAGAATGTTGCGTTTCACATAAATCGGTGAGCTGTGGTGCACGGCGGCGCGCAGGCTTTTTGCAAGGCCGGTAAAGCTGACCGGCGGCTCGTACCATCTGCCGTTAGTAACGCACTCGACATAATCCAGAATGTCGCGCCGGTCGAGTACCGGAGATGGCTCGCCGAAGGTAAACGCCTGCATTTTCTGCTCGGCTGCGGCAGTAGATTCTGTTGCCTGCTGGCTGTGCTGGCGCTTGTTACGTTTTCGCATTAGTTGAACTCCAGAATGGAAGAAGAAGCCCCGCCGCTGCCAGCGGTAAGCGGCTCGTTGATCAGTACGTGCATGGTGGCCCAGGCCAGATCGGCGTGACTGGCCTCCTCGGTGCGGCTGGCCTCATAGGTTGAGCTACGCCCGCTGCCGGTCATGGTTTTACGGATGGACATAAACGACTGAGTGAGGTCGGTCGCCGCGACGTCGTACTCCAGACAGCCGCGGTTGATAGTGTCTTTTGCCTTAAGCACCATTGCGGTTTTAATTTCCGGTGTGTAGCGGATCTCGCGGGCAGCGGGGTAGAATGAGCGAACCAGCTGATATACACCCTGGCCGAGGCCGGTTGCATCGATACCGATATACTCAACGTAATATTTTTCGGTCAGTTCACGGATGGCGTTCGCCTGAGTGGCAAAGTCCATTCCCTTCCACTGGTGGCGCTCCAGAATACGGAACTTGCCGCCGGTCACCATCGGCGGGGCGATGACCACGCACCCGGCGCTGTCGCCCCGGTGTGACGGGTCGTAGCCAATCCAGACCGGACGCTGGCCGAACGGACGATCGGCAAACGGGGCGTAGTCCTCCCATTCCTCCAGACTGTCCACCATGCAGCGTTGCAGCTCCTCGAAAGGGAACACCGACGCCTTATCGTCAACAAACTCGCACATAAACAGATTACGGAAATCATCTGCGCTGTTTTCGCGTTTCAGCGTGTCCAGGTCAAACAGGGTGCAACCCCCGGCGAGCGCGTCCTCAATGGTGACAATCTGCCGCCACTGTCCATCCTCGCAGGCAACCCCGGCGGCCAGCGCGGAATGCTTGATATCGATCTCGACGCGCTCACTGGCACTGGCCCGGCCCCGATTAAACAGCTCGCCCGACCAGAACGGATATGCGCCATGCCCGAGGGAGGAGGGGGTTGAAAAATAGGTGGTGCGCAGGTGCTTCTGCGAGGCCATGCCCGAGGCAACCTTACGCAGCCGCTGGAAATTGGGGATCCAGAAAATCTCATCAACATACAGGTCGCCGTTATGGCTTTGCGCGGTGTTGGAGTTGGTGCCGAGGAAAATCAGCTTTGCCCCGTTGTTGCCGATCACAATCGGGTCGCCGGAGAGGTCAACATCGACCAGGCGCGCAAACTGAATGATGTATTCCCGGAACACATACGCCTGCGTTTTTGAGGCTGATAAAAATATCTGGTTATGGCCGGTTTTCAGGGCGTGCAGCAGCGCCTCGCGGGAAAAGTAAAACGTCGCGCCGATCTGGCGGGATTTCAGGATATCGCGGATGCGGTGAGCCAGCCCGGCGCGATGCCATTTGAGCTGATACTCGAACGACTCCGCGAGGAAAATCTCCTCCAGTTTTTCGATAGCCTCTTCGCTGAAAAAATTCTTTTTCGGCTTCTTACGTTCACCCTTGTTGCGGTTCGCCACGTTGGGATTGAGATCGGCCTCGTTGCCGGTCTGGCCGTAGCGGTTGACCCGGGCAAGACGCTCCATCTGGCGCGACAAAAAGTCGGCAACCTTGAAATCATGCGCGGTTAAATCCGGTTTTGCGTAGAGCTGGATGAGCCGGGCTTCAAGCGTGCTTTCCACCCGGTTAAGCGGTGCGGTTTCGTCCCAGCCGTCGCGCTGTTTCCAGCTCTGCACGGTAGGCCGTTTGGTCTGCAACATTTCAGCGATTTGCGGCACGGAAAAGCCCTGCCAGTACAGCAGCGCCGCCTGTCGTCGCGGATCGTTTAAAAGCGTCGTGTCGGTGGTGATGGTCATGGATGCCTCGCCGTGATTGATACAGGGCAAGGCTACTGATGAGCTGCTTACGAATCGCTAAGTCGCTGTTGTGTGAGGGCGTACCCATCCGGCACCGATAGCCGGAAGGGGGCCGAGTCGGGAAAACTAACCCCGAACCCGTAACCCCACAATCAGGACTCCTGACGATGGCAAAAAAAGTAAGTAAGTTTTTCCGTATCGGCGTTGAGGGCGATACCTGCGATGGCCGCGTGATTAGCGCGACCGATATTCAGGAAATGGCCGCAGGTTTTGACCCCCGCGTCTATGGCTGCCGTATCAACCTTGAACATCTGCGCGGCATCCTCCCGGATGGTGCATTCAACCGCTACGGTGACGTGGTGGAACTGAAGGCGGAAAAAATCGACGACGATTCGGCGCTTAACAGCAAATGGGCGCTGTTCGGCAAAATTGCGCCGCTCGACAACCTGGTGGAAATGGTCGGCAAGGGCCAGAAGGTTTACACCTCGATGGAGATCCAGCCGAACTTTGCCAATACCGGCAAATGTTACCTGGTCGGCCTGGCCGTCACCGATGACCCGGCAAGTCTCGGCACCGAATACCTTGAATTTTGCCGCACCGCGAAAAGCAATCCGCTTAACCGCTTCAAGACAGCTCCGGAAAATCTGATTTCTGTCGCCACCCTGGCGGAGCTGGAATTTGAAGACCAGGCCGAAACCGTCTTCACCAAATTAAGCGACACCGTGAAAAGCATTTTTGGCCGCAAGCAGGCCAGCGATGACGCCCGTTTAGCTGATGTACATGAAGCGGTGACGGTGGTCAGTGAGCATGTGCAGACCAGCATCAGCGCATCCGATGAGCGTCTCGCCG